CAGAACGAGATGTTTGGATTGTCTACCCTTGGGAATGTTGAGATTGACAAGACTAGTAGTTCCGTGTTAAACTACATGGATAGTTATGAACGTACAGACTACTACGAAAACCCATTTAATAGAGATTACCAATGAAATTAAATGTGGTGGTTTTAAACCCTTAGCATAAATAAGTGTAAGGAGTTTAATATGTTACACCATTTAATGATTAAAAAATGTATGACTACTGGTTTAAAATATCTATGTAAGACTAGTGGAAGTAAAGACCCGTATCTATATACAGGATCTGGCGTAAGATGGTTAAATCATATCAAAAAACATAATTCTTATATTGTTACATGTATTATAGGCAGTTATCAAACTAAAGAAGAGTTAAAAGAAGCTGGGCTGTATTATTCTAATTTATATAATGTAGTTGACGATTATACTTGGGCAAACTTGACTGAAGAAAAAGGTGACGGTGGTTTAATAGGAACCGGACAATTAGGAAAAACTTGGAAAATTAAAGATACTTCTAATATGTCATCACCCAAAACTAAAACAGAAGCATGGTATAACGCCCGTAGAAAGATAGCAGGAAAACTAAATTATCAGTTTAAAGGTTTAATTAAAACACCATGGGGTGTTTTTGAAAGCGGCACAGATGCTATTAAAGAAGGTAAAGCTCAACGAGAACTTGGCAATTTTGATGTAGTTACTGACGGTAATACCTTAAGAAAGTATTTACAAAACTTAGATACTATGTTAAACTTAGAAGGTAGACGTACACCCAAAGAGTGGCGTGGAAAAACCCCTAGAGAATTAGGATTTGATATTTTAAAGGACTCAAATGAAACTAAAAGTAAGTGAAATATTTTATAGTGCCCAAGGTGAGGGTAGATTTGTTGGTGTACCCAGCGTATTTCTAAGAACTTTTGGATGTAATTTCACTTGCTCATCATTTGGTATGCCCCGCGGCAAAGCAAGTACAGAAGCAGATGTAGTAGCAGAATCAGTACAACTATACAAGTCATATGATGATTTGCCCCTAGTCAACACAGGCTGTGACAGCTATGCGTCATGGCATCCTAAGTTTAAAAGTTTAAGTCCAACCCAAGAAACATCTAAGGTTGTTGAACGGATGTTGGCACTGACTCCAAATGGTCGTTGGGCTCAAGACAATGGCAATGATGTACATCTTGTTATCACAGGTGGCGAGCCATTATTGGGTTGGCAAAAAGTATATCCAGAGCTGTTAGAAGCAATTGAAATGCGCGATTTGAAAAACATCACATTCGAAACTAACGGTACTCAAGAGCTACATCCAGACTTTGTGGAATACTTACAAAACTGGGTAGGTATTCCAAGTATCACACAGCGTGAAATTACATTTAGTGTTAGTGCTAAACTAAGTCCTAGTGGTGAGAAGTGGGAAGATGCTATCAAGCCAGAGATTGTAGCTAGCTATCAACAGGTAGGCCGGACTTATTTGAAGTTTGTAGTTGAGACCCCAGACGACTTTGATGAAGTTGAAGATGCTGTATCAGAATATCGCAGTGAAGGATTTGAAGGTGTTGTATACATTATGCCTGTAGGTGGTGTTGTAAGTGTATATGATGGCAATAAATTTAACGTAGCCGATGAAGCTATGCGTCGTGGTTATTATTACAGCCCAAGATTACATGTTGATCTTTGGGGTAATAGTTGGGGCAAGTAGTGGAATTACACAAAAGAACGCTAGTCAGAACCTTAAGCTATAGGTTCACTGCTTTGCTAATTACTGCTATATGGACAGGATTAGGCGATGCTGTAGCAATACACGCAGTATTGGCGGTATGGCAATACGTATTAGAACGTGCCTGGTTAAAAATTAAATGGGGAAAAGAATGAGTTATTTGTTTACAAGTGAAAGCGTTAGTGAAGGACATCCGGATAAGGTAGCAGACGCTATCAGTGATGCTATTTTAGATTTAGCTATGTCTAGTGAAGACGCAAGTGTACGCTGTGCTTGCGAAACACTAGTTACAACAAACCGTGTAATTCTAGCTGGAGAATATAAAAATGTCATTCTACATCCGGAAGAAGTCGAAAGTACCGTACGCAAAGTTATCAAAAATATTGGCTACGAACAAGATGGATTCGATTGGCGAACAGTGGAGATTACTAACCTACTACATGGCCAAAGTGCTGATATTGCTCTTGGTACTGACAATTTTGGCGCAGGTGATCAAGGCCTAATGTTTGGCTATGCTACTAACGAGACTCCTAATTACATGCCGCCAGCAATTTACTACAGTCATGAAATTGTCAAAGAACTAGCACGTCATCGCAAATTTGGACAGTCTTGGTTAGGTCCAGATGCTAAAAGTCAAGTGACTGTTGAATACAACGATGATGGCACTATCAATCGTATTGCTAAAATTGTATGTTCAACACAACACAGCGCAACACCTGACATTGAAAATATACGTAGAGTAGTTAAGGAATATATTGAAGGCGTAGTGCCTGCGGAGTTAATTGATGCTGATACTGAGTTTCTTATCAATCCTACTGGTCGTTTTGTCATTGGGGGACCCGACGGAGATACTGGCCTTACTGGGCGAAAAATTATCGTGGATACCTACGGTGGCAGTTGTCCTCATGGTGGCGGTGCTTTTAGCGGCAAAGATCCTACAAAAGTTGATCGTTCAGCAGCTTATATGGCTCGCTACCTAGCTAAAAACATCGTAGCCAGTGGACACGCAAAACAAGCAACGGTACAGATTAGCTATGCTATCGGTGTAGAACAGCCAATGAGTGTGTATGTTAATACTAATGATTACGGTGATGATGCTTGGTTAACTGCTTGGATCCTAAAGAATATTGACCTTACCCCAAAGGGCATTATAAATAGATTTGAGCTATTCCGTCCAATTTACAGTAGTACTACTAACTACGGACACTTTGGTAAAAATCAATTACCTTGGGAACAGTTGGACCTAGTAGATTCACTTAAGGATTAAATTATGGGTTTATTTGATAAACTAACAGGCAAGGCCAAGCGTGAGGAACTAGCAGCAGAAGCACGCCGACAATCACAACTAGCGGCAGAAGCTGAAGCAATTGAAAAGGAACGCAAGGCCGCTAAACGTGCAGAAGCTAAAGCTAAAAAAGAAGCCAAGAAGGCTGAAGAAGCTATGAAAGCCGCTGAAGCTGCTAAAAAGAAATCGCCAAAAGATATAGCAACTGCCGCAGGCGAACCATATGTATCTGTATTAAGTATGGACTTAGATCCAGAGAATCCAGGTAATGGAGCATTTGAATTAGATTGGAATGATAAATTCTTAGCCCAATTGGTTCGTGCTGGCTATCAACGTAAGCCAAATGAAGAAGAAAGTGTTATTGTAGATCGATGGTTCCAGGATGTTTGTCGCAATGTGGTCATGGAAAACTTTGAACAAGAAATGGCAGACCCAGAGAAACGTGCCGCTAATGCTAATCAATCAATACAACGCAAAGATTTAGGCGGCGGGAAAGCTGAATTTAGTTGATAATCTATGTAAATGGCGACAGCCATAGTGCTGCCGCAGAAGCAATGAATCCTCATTGTTTTGCTGAGGATGATCCCATGTATCAGCACTTGGGACGTAAACCACATCCAGATAATCTTTATGTTAGCTATGGATGTATGGTTGCCAACAATTGGTATGGTATATTAGATTGTGATGCCGAAAGTGCTAGCTCAAACGATCGTATTATACGCACCACAGAAGAATACCTCAAAAGTAATAATCCAGATATTGTAATTATTGGGTGGGCCACTTGGGAACGAGAAGAATTCTTAATAGATGGCGAATGGTATCAATTTAGCGGTGGTATACAGGGAGATCCTTGGCCTAAGCATATTATGGATAGGTACAAACGGTGGGTAGTCACAGCTAATCCCGCTGATCGCGCAGATTATTGGCACAATCGCATATATCAGTTACATCAAGAATTTACCCAACGCAACATAGCACACGTATTTTTTAATACATACTCGGCGTTCAATCATAGTTTTATAACTGTTAAAGATTGGGGCGACAACTATCTTGATCCTTACAACCAACAGGGTACATTTTATCATTGGTTAAAAGCACACGGACACAATACTGTTAATCCTAATTCATATCATTTCGGGCCAGATGCGCACAGAGCATGGGCTGAATACTTAATTAATCACTTGACAAATTCATTAACATAGTATATAATAACACTATGAGATATTTACTTGTAGACACAGCAAACACATTTTTCCGTGCTAGACACAGCGCACATAGACAGGCCGATACTTGGGATAAGTTAGGTTTTGCTATTCATGTGACCTTAGCATCAATCAACAAAGCATGGCGCGATCAACGAGCAGATCATGTTATATTCTGCCTAGAAGGGCGTAGTTGGCGCAAAGACTTTTATACTCCTTATAAGGCCAATCGTGCTGTAGCACGTGCTGCCCTTACTGAAAAAGAAGCCGAAGAAGACCAATTGTTCTGGGAAGCATTTGATGCCCTTAAAGCATTTGTAGCAGAAAAGACTAATTGTACTGTGTTACAACACGGCGAGCTTGAAGCAGACGACTTAATTGCTGGTTGGATCCAGGCACATCCAGCAGATCATCATACTATTATCAGCAGTGATACTGACTTTTATCAACTACTAGCAGATAATGTAAATCAATACAATGGTGTAGCAGATGAGCTACATACTATTAAAGG